GTAAAGATTGGTCAGCGGCGACGATGCGGCGTTGTCCGCGATGTTAGCAATTGCGGTAGCATTGAAGATCAGCAGCAGAAAATCATTCTCGAAGATGTTGCCCTTTGACACGGTGCGGTCTCCTACAGTTCTGTGAAGTTGAGAAAGTTGGGTGGGATGGTGACGGCGTGATCTGGCATGACCACAAACGGAACTGACAGGGGGCCGACATACAGAACTTGGCCCGCCCCGACGAGATCGAGACCAACTGCAACATGCGTGATGATGTTGCTCGATGTGCTCAAGCACGTGGGGAACACAATACGCTGGCTATTCGTGTAACTGCCGTCTGGCTTGCGAGCCCAGAAGTCCCCGGACATCACGCCGCGACGAGCGTACCCGTCAAAATCGGCTTCTGCTGTTGCTTGGTTTCCATTGGACGGGTCAGCCGTATGAAGTGACAGAACGCGCATGGGGGCACCCCGCCATGCCGGGTCTGCGCCACACAAGATCATCGCCATTACATCACATCCCGTAGCGTGACCCTTAGGCATTGGTCTCGCCAGAGATAGCGACGGCAACGATCTCCTTGATCTTGTTGTTAGCGTCTCGAATAACCTGAAACCGATAGCTGGCAGCCTTCGCTGCGGGCTGCGCGGCCGGGGCCTGCGGCTCTGGGCTTACGACTTTTGGGGCTGCCTTTTTAACAACCTCTGCCCGGATGCGACCGAGCGATCCCTTGCTCATCCTCATGCCAAGCACCCCAGAAGTTCGCGAAGGCCGTTGACCCGCTTGTCGACCATGCCAAGAGCTTTGTTGGCAGCAACACGGGCGGTCTCTTGTTCGCCATCTGCGTTCGTATAATCGATGTCAACCATGATGCTGGACAGGTCTTTTTCGCCCTCAATCCGCTTGCGCAGAAAGAGAATGTCAGTCGTGACATCTGTTCCGGCATTGGACTTAAATGCGCCCTTACTACCACCAGGGAGGCGGATAGCCCCCACCAGATCGGCCCGTTTGGCGATCTCACGACGGGCGGCCGCATTGCGCTTGTCCATCGTTCCTGCCGACGTGATGAACGCCACCAGACCACCGGGGCGAACCTTGTCGAGCGACTTCAGGAAGTAGAAGTCATGCAGGACATACTTGCCCTTGTAGACCGGATCGTAGGGTTTGCTGTCTGAGAACGGGACGTTCGAGATGGCGAGATCAAAGAACCCATCGGGGAACTTGGCATCCTGATAGCCCTGGATGCGGACATCTGTCGCCTGATACAGATTCTTGGCAATGCCACCTGTCAGCGGATCAAGTTCGACGGCAGTCCACTCGGTTGCTTCCCGCAGGCTGGCAGGGGTGAGGCCGATGAAGTTGCCCGATCCCGCACCGGGCTCGATGGCGCGACCGCCCTTGAAGCCCAGGTATTCCATGGCCTGCCACATCGCGTTGACGACATCGGGCGATGTGTAGTGGGCGTTGCGGGTGGAGTTACGGGCGGCTTCGTATTCTTCCTTGGAAACCAGCGACCGGAACTCGTCGCGTTCCTTCTGGAACTCCGGCTTGTATTCCTCGAACATATCCTGCGAGAACGCGCCCCAGCCGGTGTATTTGACCAGCACTTTCTTTTCCGCTTCGGTCGGGCCTCGGCCCTCATCCTCAAGCGTGCGCAAGGTTTTGATTGCTGCAAGGTTGGCGCGGATCTTCGCCTTTGGCCCGCCCTGCCCGATCTTGTCGTCGTCGGTGATTTGGTAGTTCAGCGTCTCGCGGTCGCGGCGCTTCTGGTCGGCGGCTTCCTTGTCGGCGGCAACCTTGGCCGCGACAGCCGCCCTCTGTTCGTCGGTTAGGACTTCGGCGGGACCAGCAACAGGTCCGCTTGCACCATCTCGCGCACCATCAGCGGGATCGATGCCCCGAACTGCATCCGCTCGCCCGTCTCCTCCGGCGATTTCGTCCACAAGTCCGCCGTCAAGTCCGCCGCCAAGCTCTCCGCTTCCAGCCCGATCGTTTCCAGATGGCTCTCCAACTGGTTGGATTGCACCAATTTCTTGTAGAAGCTGGGAAATTCCTTCTTCAAGAACTCTTCCCGCATCTTCGAGAACTGCTGTGCTGTCGGCATTGGCCTCGGGCTCCTGCTCCAATACTGCGCCAACGCGGGCGGCAATCGCATCATTATGGCGGTCGAGGATCGTCTGTAAAGCCGCCTTTTTCGTTGCAGACTTCGTGACCTTGCGGCCGACAAGTGCGGCGATCTCGTGCATTTCCGTCTTGCGGATCATCTCATCGGACTGCATCCGAGAGATCACGGCGTCCATTTCGGGAGTGCCGCGGGCTCGCTCGATCTCGCGGGCGTAGCTCGTGATGTAGGGCGGGAGGGGGCGGCGTAGCTTGCGCTCACGGGCTGAGATCGCCTTTTCAATCCGTATGTCGGCGGGGATCGAAAGTGTTGCCGGGGGCAGTGGCGAGGCGATTGCCGCCGTTTCGGGGGCGGTGGCCGGGGATGGCGCGGCGGCGGCGCGCGGCTGCGCACCCGTGGCGCGCGTCCTGAGCGCCTTCACCGCAGCCTTGATGTCCTTCCCACGGCGCGAATCCTTGCGGACAAGCCCGTCCTTTTCGGCGCGCGCAAGCAAGGTGCCCAGCGTCTTTTCGGAAACCTTCGTGGCCTTCGCCCATCCGGTGCGGGTCGTCTTACCAGCAAGGACAGAAACGAGACGCTTGTAGGCGCTGTCGGACTCGCCCTGCGGGCTGGTGTCCATCTTCGCCAGTCCGGGCATATCTCGCGCAACGCTGTCGATGTAGCCCTTTAGAGCTTCCGCGCCCTGCTGAATGATCTCAGGTGCCGGGTCTAGATTGAGGTTTGCGGCGCGCGCCAACTGCTGCGCCATAGCAGGATCGGCGGCCACCTGTTCTGCAACCTGTGCCACCTGTTCAATCTCAGGGGCGGAACGGGCGACGGCTTGTGCAAGTCTGGATACAGGGGAAATCTCTGCGTCGTCTTCGGCCACGGTTGACCGGGCCGACATCGATTGCGACCATGCCGGGGCGGCTTCCGCTTCGGTTTCAACCTGCGGCTCCGGTGCGCCAACTCGCTCTTGGATCAGAGCCGGAAGTTCCTCGCGCGGACGGCTCAGAACCTCGTCAAGCGTCAGCACCTCATCTTGCAGCGCGGCCTTGACTTCATCGGTCGTTGGCACTTCGCCGGAAACGTAGACCTTGCCATCCCGGCCGACGATTCGCGGTGCGACCTGTCCATCCGGCCCGACCTGAATATCCGGGCCTGGGACTTCCCGGTCATTCTGCAACTGCGCCGGGGTGAACCCGTCGAGGTCGATGGTGCGGGATTTCTTGCCGGCCGGGATTGTCGGGGTGGCTTCTTCTGCCGGCGCTGCGGTCTTAGCCTTGGCTTCACGAACGGGCTCTTTAGGAACCTCAGTCGGTTCGCCGGGCATGGCCCGATCGCCAGCCACTTCCACCGCGCCGAACCCAAGGCCAGGGATGAAGCCCGACACACCGCTTTCGAGGATCGTGGAGTCGATGCCCTTTTCAAGATCGGCCGACAGAGCCGCCAGGACGGCCATGTTCGGGCTGTCACCGCCGAGGGCGTGAGCTACGGCCCCGATCTCGATAACCCGCTGTGCGGCTTCCGTAGCGCCTTCCTTGGCACCCGATGCCAGGACGGTGCGGACGATCTTCTTCGTGATCTCCTTCCGGGCCTGTTGCGACAGACCGGCGAGAACCCCGACTTCCGTAAACTGGTCAAGCGCGGCGTGGGGGATGGCGGCTAGGTAGGAATACTTGGCAATCTGCCCCGGATCGGTAACGCCTGCCTCTTGAAGCTCCTGGCGGATTTCACCGATCGAGCCGGTGTATCCAAGAGCCAATGTGCCGGGCAGCCCAAGCGGAGACAGCGCCGTGGCGAACGATTCGACCGACGAACCGACACCCTCACCGAACTTGCTGGATACGTAGTCCATCGTATCCGAGAACCATGCCTCGGATTTGATCTTTCCGAGCGTCTCGACCTTTGCCTTGAACAGATCAGACTGCGACACATCGAACAGCGACTTGGAGCTTTCATCCAGGCTTACCGAGACGCCCGGCGCCCCGAGGTCTCCGGCAATCTGCGCCATGCCGCCCATGCTTGAGCCACGGCGGTTGATCGCGCCACGGGCTAGACCCTTTTCCATTTCGGACAGGGGGGCATCCCGGCGTGCGGTGCGGACTGCATCCGTCAACCCTGCTGTCGGCGCGACCAGTAGACGGTCGCTGAGATAGCGGCGGCTGTCATCATCGAGCGTGAAGATCGACTTCGCTTTGCCAACCGCAGCATCAAGGAACGAGCCGAAAATTCCTTTCTCGGCGTCCGCTTCCCGTTCGGCGGCGTTCTGCTTTACCAGCCCTTCGAAAAGCCCATCGCCTTCAAGGGCTTTGGCAGTTCCACTAAGACCCGGCTCGACTAATGGAACCGTATCAGCCGGTGCCATCGGGTCATAAGACTGCGACTGCGCCGCATCCGCTTGTTCCACCAACTGGCGAAACTCGCTGGCATAATCGCGATCCTGCTCGGGGGTCTGCGTCATCGGGCTTGAAGTCCTTCATGCAAGGTTGCACAGTCCCCGCATGGGAACCGTGCTCAAAGTTGCAGCGGTGGTGTTGGGTCTTCTTGGTCTCGTCGTCGTGACCGGGGCCACGATGCAGGCCAGTAACGCCTTCGGGATTGACCCGGAGATCGGCGTTTGGCTTGCGGCTATTGCGGTAGCCTACGTCATCTATCGTTTGGCCGGTTGAGCCTTCTTGGCCAGCGCGCGCGCCGCAGCGCCACGGCCATACTCTGCATCGTACAGCGCCCACTGATCCGGGTTGGAGCGGATCCAGGCTTCAAGATCCGGCGTCGGCTGACGCTTGGCGGCGTCTCCGGCATATTCCGTTAAGAACTGCTTTTCGCTGGCGGCATGAAGCGGCGAGATAAACGGCCGGGCTTCATCCCCCATATCCGGGCGGACAGTCCGGTCAAACGTCGATGCGATACGATCCGCCTCGAACATCGTGTTCATGCGGCGGTAGTCCTCAAGTTTCACCGTCTCGCCCTTGACCATCTTGGAGATGATGCCGGCCGATGCCTCGGAACCCGTCTTGTCCTTGACGTGCTGTGCGATGGCGGACTCAAACACCTTGCGCGCCAGGGCGGGACCGTACTGCTGTTCGGCCCGGTCGGCGGCTGATTTGAGCCGGGTGATATACTGCTTTTCGTTGAGCCGCGACGGATCGTCGGGGAGGTCGAGAAGCGCCTTTGCCTCTACCTTCGTCAACGGTCGCTGGTCATCTTGATCTATGCCGATGCGCTCTTGCGCTGCCAGTCTGGCCTCTACCAAATCAGCTTGTGTCGCTGATCCGTCGTTTCGAGCCACTGCTTCGGCAATACCTTGTACCTCATCAAAGCTATCGACCGCAAGTGCCGGATCTTCCTGGCGCATCTTTTCTAGCTTGTCGATCTTCTGCTTTGTCTTTTCGTACACCTCGGATGCCACCCCGTAGTCCTTCGGGTCCATATCCGGGGCGGGCACAAGGGCCTGCTTATGGGCTGCCAGCCGGTCCATACTCATCCGGTCGATCGGCGTCCCGTCCTCATCGAACTTGGCATCGTGGAGCTTCTGCGCCTTGGTGAGATCGTTGCGAACACGGTTGACCACCGAGGGCTGGCCGGACTCGGTGATGATCTTGAACGTGCCTTCCAGATCGAACCCATCGGGGAGCTTCCCATGATCCTCGATCATCGCCACCGCCCCGTCCACGCTGCGAACCGCATCGTGATAGACGCTTTCCTTGCGGGCGGTTGACGTGCGCTTGGCTTCTTTCAGGAGGGCCGCGCGCTGTTCTGGATCGAGCGCACCGAATAGCTTGACCGCCAGTGTCCGGCGTTCGGCGTCCTCTGGTGCTTCCTGTGCGGCCGGAGCGCCAGGTGTCGCGTCCGTGGCGGTGCCACCGGGCAGCTTGGCACCGGCATCCGCGACACGTGTCCGGCCATCACCGGCCGGTGCGCCATCCTCGATGTCGGCAAACTTCAACGAGTCCTTGAACTCGCGCGTGTAGCGGTTCAACACCGACTGCTTGGTGTTTTCAGGGAGGCCGCTCAGCCCCTTCACATAGTCGTAGCGGGCTTCATACAGGGCTTCGATTTGCTTCTTCGGATCGCCCTTGTCCTTCCCCAGTCGCCGGGCGGCTTCCGCCACAACCGCGGCCGCCTTGCCATGCTGAACGCCCATTGAGAACAGAGCTTCCTGCACGCCACGATTGGAGGTGCTGAACCCCGCCTTTTCGGCTGCGGATTTGACCGGCTCGTAGTGGGTGCGGGTGTAGAAATCCTTCTGCGCCTTGGCAAACGCATCGGGGTCTTTGGCCGCCAGTTCCTTGTAGACCCGGTTGAACTCTGCCGTTTGCGGCTTCAGTCCCTTGAACGCATCTCGATAGGGGCCGGACTCAGGGGCTTTGAGGAACGCGCCCATGGAGTATTCACCGGATAGCTGGTGAACCCCGTAGGACATGCCGCCCGGATCATCCTTGCCGGACGAGATGAAGCCTACGCCACGGCCACCGCTTTCGTACTTGGCCGACACCTCGCCAAGATCAACCTGCGGCTGGTAGGCCGGGAGGCTTTCGAGATACTTACCCAGCGTCTCAGGGTCCGTGTCCGCCATCGTCTTGGCGAGGCGAACCGCTGTCCCCTTCACATAGTCGTTCCGAAACGCGCGGGCTTGTTCCGGGTTGAGCAAGCCTTTCTTTTCGGCGTACTGGATGTACGCATCGAGGTCCGCATAGTCCTGCAAACGGGCGTTGTTGTCCCGCTTGGGATCAATGGCCCGGTTCTGTGTCTCATCGAGATAGGTGCGCAGATCGGTGAGTTTCTTATCCTTGTCCGCCTCTACGGATTTGGACTTGAACCGCTCTGCCACGCTGTTCTGATCGACGGACTTCTGGAGCTTGAACTTCTCGCGGACCTTGGGGTCTTTAATCATCCCGGCCGCGTCTTCAAGGATCAGCGACGATTCCTGCCCCCAGCGCATCGGCCGGGCGGTGTGGTCTGGATCTTGATCGATAGCCTCTGCGCTGGTCAGAGAGGCTTTCTTCCAGTGCGAATCTGCCCGGATCAGATCGAGGTCGTCGGCATCGCTTTTGATCTGGCCACCGATAGAGGCCAGTGTGTCGCCAGCACGCTTGAGGGAACCAGCCATAAGCCCTGCCCCCGTATCCGTGATGATGTCACGGCGCGCGGAGACGTTCTGGAACCCTAGCTGGTCTTTACCCGGCATCTTAGGCATGGACTATCCTCAACCGTAAAAGGCTTTGTACGTGCCGCCGGCCGCAGTCGTGGCAGCATCGAATAGGCTGGATCGGCGGGCATTCTTGCCCTTCATCTTGGACGCGGCGGCGTTATCCAGATAGCTCGCCTGCTTCTGCTTACCGCCGTAGTTGATCGCGGCGACGTTGTAAGAGTTGCGCTGCTCGGCATCGCCCATCAAATCCAAAACGGTCGGGTTGATGGACCCTGCACCGGAATCCGCAGCGACGGCCCGGATGCGAGACTGCACCATCTCGCCCCGCTCCCGCTCCATGTACGCCTCCCGCTGAGATGCGGCGCGGGCGTCGGCGGCTTCGCGCTCCATCTGAGCCGCAGCAAACTTGCCTTCGGCTTTGGCTGCGTTACCGGCAGCGACACTGCCAGCCACACCGGCCGCTGTACCGGCTAGACTGAGGGCCGTTCCGATCGTGCCAGCATTAGCCGCCGCGAACGCCCCGGCCGATGTGGCGGCCGTTGTGAGCGATGACGCTATCAGCGGGACTGCTGCGAAGAGGGCTGCCATATCCAAACCTCATGGTCTTCTAACTTCTCGTTTGAGACTTCAAACCCTAGAACCTTGAGCAAGCGGGCCGCGTGCGGACCTTCACACTTGATCGCGACCTCGCGGCCATATTCCCTAATCTGCGCCCGGAGCGTGCGGACGATCCCGGCCCCGGCCTTCTTCGCTTCTTCACTGACCTGCAAATACCCCCAGCACCGGGCATCGCGGCGGAACACGCTGAAATGTTCATTCGGATGAGCGCAGAACCCTCCGACACCCACCATCTTGCCGTCAACGAACACGCCCCAGGCCGATATGACCCAAGCCGCACGGTGCCGGAACCGCTCTCTCTGTTCGTCTTTGGTAAGCGGTCTGATCTCAGTCGACATTGGTGTCCATCGCGATAACAAGGCCATACAGCGTTGCGGGATACGGGGCGTTCATTTCAAGGCAGACGCGCGCGTCGGTGTCCCAAACCCCGTCCATCGGCGTAAGTGGTTGAGCGTAGTCATCCCAGATGTAATGGGCCGGGACTTCCTTGCCTTGCTCGATCCTTGGAAGGGGGTAGAGATGATCGAAGTCTGTCCCGTACTTGACCGCATCGCGGTGCATGTCGCCTGCCAATATGCCGAGCATCTCGACACGCTTCTTTTCAATGACCGCCGTTCCCCCCTGCCCGCCATAGGCGAGCTTGGCGCTCTTGTACCGGCCACGATAAGGGAGCCCGACCCAGACGTTTGTGTAAGTGTCGCCAAGAGCGATGACACCGGAACCGTTAGCGCTTAGGCCCGTAATTGCTTGCGGCGTCCCGCTCCTTGTTCCCCAAGCCACAAGGCCGGTTTCATTGGCGAGGTGTGCCGCCGTAACGGAACTGACCGGACCCGCCGCGAACACGCCGGAATCAGCCATCTTGTTGATGGAACCGCCGCGCGCCTCACGGTGCATGGCTAGTTTCTCAACGTAGCGAACGTCAGAGCCGTTGATGGTGCGCTTGATGACTGCGTACACCCGATCCTGAGGATCTCCGGGGAGAACACAAACCGCCTCGAACTCTCCATCCGTGATGCACCGGAACCAGCCGGTCAGTTCTTCTTTGGGATCGAACAACAGGAAGGCCAACTGCCCATCCTCGCGGACGATCCAGACATAGCTTTCCGGCTGACGCTGCACCGCCATCTGCGTGGCGGCGGCGTCCTCAAATATCTCATCATTGACAGAGTTGAGATCGCGAGAGGTGTAGTCGTTCCCCTCAAAGTCATAGATCAGCTCATAGACCTTCTCGCCGCTGGCCTGGATAAACAGTCCGCGCGAGTCCATCTTGACGGCGGCAATGTCTGCCACGCCCTGTGTCGACGCATCCTTAAGCGTCACCGCGTCCGGCGTCAGAGGCTCATCGAAGGATGATGCACGAGCGGAAATTTCGGCGCTGTCCGTCCCGATCTGCAAGCGTTGCAGGGGGAGCATCCAACGGATGATGTTCACCCCCTGCCCCGTAGCAACCGAACGAAGGATTGGCCCGCTGTCCCCCTCTACGTCCGTGGAGAACGAGTAGAAGTTATTCGAAACAGAGCCCCACAGCTTGTCATTGCCGCCCCAGAATATGCGACCATCGAAGAACGCTACGGCAGACGGCCAGCCCCGGATGCCGGACCATTCCGATTCCTGCCAGTCGTCGGTGAACTCGACATCGTTGAACGGGCTAAGAACTTCGATGCTGACCTCAGTTGCCGAGGTGTAGCCCGTCACGCGACACACGCCGCTCCCGGCGCTGCCGGTGTACTGCACTCGAACCGTCATCACGCCAGACGTGTATAGCCCTGGCACGAAGCCAATGCGGTGAAAGGCGGTCAGGTTGTTGCTTGCTGCATCTTCAGCAATGGTGCTGTTGTAGTTTCCTGTTTGAGCCGTGCCCCATCTATTGTAGCCGGAGATCTCGTCGTCATACGACCGCTCCCAGTTCCACGTTCCAACCCATGTTCCCGTGGTTGTGGTGGTGTACTGGCGATCATTAATCCCTGAAGTCACAATCCCCGTTACCTGAAAAACGGGGGTGTATTGACCTGATCCGGCCAACTGCACAGTTTGGTCTAGCTGGGTATGTGTGAGGCGGAATAGAGCCCCAACATGCTCCGGCTTAAAGAACGCTGCATCGGCCGTCAGCGTCGTGTTGCCTACGTTTGCCGCAGGCTTAAGCCGAACACTTGCCGTCGCGCTTGCCGTAAACGGTCCATCATTTGATTGATAGAGCGCAACACTCCAAGATCGCTGTGATCGGCGCTCGATCTTTCGCTGTTGCCATGACGGGCAGCCAATAAAGAACACGTCGATCGAGCCAGAAATCCGCATCCGGGGCAAATCCGAAAGCGCCCACGGCCCGTCTAATTCCATCACACCGGCCGACTCAACGGCGATGCTATCAACAATCACCGACACATCGGAACGGGACAGGAAGCGCACATGGTACGTTCCTGTGGGCGTGAAAGCTAACGAGTGAACACCTGTGTCGAGGGATGTTTCGGCTATGTAATCATCGCCACCCGATGTCGAGCCACACCGGAACCGTATAGGGCCGCGCGTCACCGTAATGCGTAGAGCATGTTCTATGTCTGGGGTAGATGTCGTCACCGACCGTTCGCAGAAACAAGAGGAGCCCCGGGCCGAAGCGGTGAGGGTCAGAACGCCGCCTGAGATCGCTGCCGTCGCACCAGCCGTTGCCGAAAGCGTCCATCCGGTGGCCGACGAGAAATCACCGTTCGTCACCGTCGATGTAACGGACGGGCGGGTTAGGAGTGCATCATCCACCCAAATCCGGAGCTTTCCTGCGGTGAACTCCCCCATCGCCACTTCGCTACGAGACCGAACGAAGGGCTCTAGGCGGGAAAACGCATTGCTACGGGTGGCGCCGAGATACCCAAACCCGGGCCGAAACTGGCCAGCGCCGATCGCATGGGGAAGGATGTTCTCTTGGATTTCAGCTGTAAGGCGGACCTTTTCCAGATCGACGCGCGCACGCGCAGCCCGGCTGATCTCCCCGTTGTTGAACGAGTGAGTGAGGGCTTTGACCTTTGCCATGGGTTAGCTTTCCCGCCGCTGCCAGTTGCGCGAGGATCCGTATTTGCCAAGCCGGGACTGAACCAACCGGCCGGGTGGGAGGTATTCGACGGCGCCGTTCTGGGCGTCTTTGCTCTTGGCGTTGGTCATGGATGACGCGCGGCGGCGCTCAAGTTCCCGCGCCTCGGGATCGCCCATCGTGGTCAAGTGGGGCGCGATCCGATAGGCCAATTCATATTCGACGGCATCCACAAACGTCTGCGGCCACCGGCCCAGATCAAGGCCGTAGCTGGTCGAATTGGAAATGTAGGAGATGTAGAGCAGGCTGGTATCCGTCAGCCAGTAGTCCGCCTCATCGCGGAAGTCATCAAGGATGGGTTGAAAGCGATCGTTGGCGCTAATCATCGACAGCCGCAGATAGTCCTCCGGCTTCTCAAATGCGTAGCTGTAGCCCCATGCAGACTCAATATCCGTCGATGGTTCGAGTCGGGTTGATCGGGTGGCAAAATTCCAGTGCCCCGTTTCCAGACAATACTGGACCGTCTTGTCGTACTCATCATCGAGGTAATACCGGGCAGGCGTATCCTCTGACAGAGAGGCAAGCCGCCGCTGCTTGATCTTGCGCAGGGCGCCGTTATACAGCGACAGCTTGTCCGTCATGGCAGATTACTCCGCAGCCGTAGAGGTTTCGGTGTAGCCCATTTCGAGCATGTGCCGGGCCAGCGCTCCCTTGGCTTCATCCTCGGTATCGAGGTCTTTGCCGAGGGGCTTGTTCGTGAAACCGATCACGCGCCACTTGCCACGGGCCGTCTGTTCGATCCGGGGGCAAACTTGGCCATGAACCTTGCGCGGCTCGAAGCTCACCTTCGGCTTTTCCCCGACCGGCGCTGCTGGCCAGAAGTCCACGGTGACGCCGCCGTTTTCCGAGACGGCCATGATCCGGAGCATCACATCGATCTTGTCATCCGCCGAGACGACGCGAACGAGATCGAGCTTCTTCAATTTCTTGGCGACGTGAACCCATGCCTCCGGGCGAAACAGGTTGGCAAAGTCAAAGCCCACCGGGAGCCGGACGAACCGGGTCGTGTAGTGCGAATCTGCAAGCTGGTTCATGCTGCTCGCCGGGACGTATCCCTGTGCAGCCTGTGTCTGTGCGCTCATAGTGTTTCCCTCGCTCTAAAGTGAAACGGGGCGAGCCGAAGCCCGCCCCGTTCGGACGTGTGCTTTGCGGCTCTTACTGCCGCGCACCCTTTTTCTGATTTTCCTGTCTTAACAGGGGTCGCAGATTTGACAGCGCCCACGCCTGTTTGAAGATAGGATCATCAATACTCTGAAACTCGAAAGATGACAATGGGATGATGTGATCCAATTCCCAATGGGATCCCCAATTCTCCCACGTCATCCCATTAGTGAATTGACACTCTAGGTGGTGCCGCAAATCGCGCCACGTATAGCCAAGAGCTATGGAATATTTCGTATGCCGCCCGGTTGCAGCCCTCACCCCGTTGTGAACTAACGGCCACACTCGATTGTTGATCTTCCCCCATGGGGTCGAACGCCGAACCGCTTGGTTCTTGCGCTGTATTTGCTTGGCATACTCCGTATTTTTGATCCGCCAAGTACGTGTGCGCTGCCTGTGCTTGTCCGGGTTCAGCTTCCACCAAATGTCGCTTGGTAGCGTTTCGCCCAATTCGGCAGCGACTATGCGCCGATTACGTAACTGCTCGGCGTTTTGTCTTTTGGACGCCTCGGATCGCGGGTTTTCTCGCAACCCCTTGGCTCTGAGCCGCTCGCGATAGCGCCTAGTCGCTTCACGCTGCCGTGCCCTTTGTTCTTCGTCACGCATTCAATGCTCCTGCGGGCAGTTTCCCGCCCGCAGGATATGTGATTTGTCGCTGAATTACAGCCACAGATTATACTAATCGCTATCTGTGCTGGTGATCGCCGTACCGTCAGACAGGTCGACCACCGATGCAGTTGCCTGCACGACGATCATAGCCTGCATCGCGATGGGCGAAGCATCCGTGTCAACGACGAACACGAGATCGCCTGCGCGCATCCCGAGGTCGTAGCCGTTCGTGAAGTAGCCCGAAACGCGAACCAGCGTGGCCGCGTCGACCGAGGCGTAGAACCAGATCTTGCGACCCGAGCCGACGCCCTGAGCAACCAGAAACGGAGGGTTAGATGTAGCGTATGCCATGTGTCGTTCTCCTTGTTTCTCAGATTACGAGGTGACGTAAGCCGAGCCGTCATGAACCATCTTCACAATGCCGTCGCTCTGAAGGAGCTTGGCACCGTGGAAGAGGGTTGCACGCGACCACGAGAGATCCTGCTTCTCGTCGTAGCCCACGCGAACGTCCATTTCCGTGCTGTTGGCAGCATGGCCGAGGGCGCGCTTGTGCATGAGGTAGCAGGACTCCGAGGCCGTACCGATGCCGGTGATCCGGTTCGACACGATCCAGTTGATGCCAGCCCAACGAAGAACCCGGCGAGCCGGACCCATCCAAGGCTGGATCGACACGTAGTCCTTCGAAGAGAACTCAGGGATCTGACGCAGGTACGAGGCGAATGCCGGCGTGATGATGCCGAACATATTCTCTTCATCTTCGGTTTCCACGTCGTTCGTGGCCAGGATAACGCGGGCCTTTTCGATGAGGTTCAGCGAAGCTGTCACAGCAGCGCCCGTGGTGAGCGTGGCAGTGTCAAGCTGGTCGATGATGATGTCGTCGATGTCACGGTTCAACGTGGCCATCGCTTCTTCCTGCATCACCTTCTTCATATCGCCTTGAGTGGCGAAGATGTTGAACAACGTGACGCGGGGTCACGTCAGACTGTCGCTTGGCCCGCAAGCCTCGGTTCGCTCAGTCGTTGCTGTCGGTGGAACGCAATCATCTGCTCTATCCTGTGGCGCTTGAACTTCGAGAACCTTGCCATTTTGCCGAGAAACTCCAACGCGAAGCTGCTCTGCGAAATGCCCAAGTTCCGATCCCATAGCAGTGCGTTTTCGCTGGCCGGGTGAATCCTGATTTGACCACCGAACGCTTTGCGTAGGAACTCCAGCACGTCGGCATCGCCTTTATGGCAACATGCCGACACCCGCATACTCCGCGTTTCCTTGCCGCTCTTGGCATCTTTGTTGCTAAGGGCGAACATGTAATGACCATTGCCGTCCAAATACCCAGCCACCCATGCAAACGTCGGGTGGTTCTTGGGTTTCAGCGGCCCTGCGTCATAACGCGACTGCTTGCTGAACTCTCGAAGTTCTTCACATTCACTTTTGGATAAAGACTTGCCCCTCAATTCCTTCCACTTTTCAAACATGCGGCTTAGGTGTTTCGCCTTTACACACATGTGCTTCAACAACCGTGGAACGACCATCTCCAGATCACGCCTAGAGGTAACAATCCAATAGACGTACTGTTTTTTGTCCCCGTGTCGGCTGGCATAACCAAACCCAGTCAGTTCCGGGAGGCTGGCGATAAATCCGTGTTTATCGACCGCATCCGATGCTGATATGCCAACCTTGAGTCCAATAGTGGCGTTTCCGTTGTCTCGGCTTTCGTTTCGAAAGTCGAAGGATATTGTGCCGTCCGAGTCCATCAGTCCGGCGAGGTGCTTAAAGAAAGATTCGTTCATTTCCAACCCTATTTGTTGCGGGCAGAAATACCTTACATCGGGTTGCGCTGCTGTTGCAGCGTTTTCCCGTTATTCAGAACCGAAAACGGGCAACTTAATTTCTACCCGTGCGCTCAAACGGAGCGTGTGCTTCACGAAGCGTGACGGTGTACTGCGTGTTGTCCGTGGTCTGGTAGGGGATCAGACCGTTCGCACCGCGGGTCACGGCCGAGGCGTTGCCCGAGCCGGAAACCTGAAACACTGCGGAACCGCCCTTGATGACGGATTCCTGAGTGCAAGCGACGCGAAGCTGAGAGTAGCGCTGTTCGAACGTCATAATCTGTTCAGCGCGGTACTGGACTTGGAACGTAGGGTCAGCCATTGCTGCCTCCTGTTGATGTGTGATTGGGATCGATTGTCAGTCGAGCCTTCACGCTCACGGGTGGCCGCTGGCTGCGCTAATCGGGGTGCCTCGGGAGAGGGCCGGGCGCAGTTGATGCGGGGCGTTTGCATGTCTGGCAGCACACCTGTCCGGCGATCGACGGATGAGGGCCGCCACCCCATCGGCCCAAGGGCTGACAGGTGTGCGGGGTGTCTCGGTCGATGTGTCGGGGAGTAGGCGTGTCCTGCTGGTGCAGGGGATGGCCGCTAAATGTGGGATAATCCCACAATAGCGGCACACCGCTACGTCAGCGCTTCGTCTTGACTTCTCTGGCGAGGATTTGGCCGTATTCCTTGTCGAGACCTTCGCGGTAATACTTCTGCATGTCCGCCTTCATCACCGCCTCGATCTCTGCCTTGCGGCTTGAGATGCGGTTGACTTCCTCGGTCGGGATCAGGGCGGTCTCGCCGTACTTGTTGATGGCCTGATCCGCCAGCATCTTGAGATACCAAGGCTGGTTGATGAGACGGTGCCCGTCAGCCGACCGGGCCGAAATCAGAGCCTCGGCCGCACCCTTAGGGTATACGTCGGCATCGTTCAGAAGCCGCTTGATGAGTGAGGTGTTCGCCTTGAACTCTGAATTGCCCCATTCGGTGCGAAGCGTGTCTTCAACCGACTCCGTATCTTGGGCGTCGATGTTGACGATCTGCTCCTCAACCTGGGTCTTGTAGTCGCCGTACCACTTCAACATTCGTTCTGCGATCGGCTGCGGGGTGTTCTCGGCGTGAAGTTCTGCAAACAGCGAATTGAGGATCGGCTTGTCATCCTCACCGAACTCCAAACCCTTGATTTCTGGCAGCTTGTAGTCTTCTGGCTTCTCAGGGACGCCGTTCGCTGTGCGCCATTCGGCCTTCTTCTCATCCGGCCATTCCGGGTCGAACTTGCCGACCGTCATGCGCTCGGACAGCTTCGCTTCCTGATTGCGCAGTTTTGTCACCATGTCGTTTGGTGACTTCATCCGCGCCAACATATTCAGCGCTTTCTCGCGTTCCTTCTCGTCCGTGAGGTGCGAAACAGCATCTTCACGCCACTTTTCATTGTGAGGCGGCTTACCATCCTTCGGTGCATCGGCTGGCTTGTCGCCCTCCTTTGCCGCTGGTGCGCTGTCGCCCCCTTCGTCGCCGTCATCATCCCCGCCGTCGAGGATGGATGTCTTCTTGGCGGCCGGAGCCGGGGTCTCTGCATTCTTATCCGCAGGCTGGTCCCCTCCGGTATCCGCTACGTCCGGCTTCTCAGCCGTGGTCGTGTCCGGCGCATCGGCACCGGCTTGTTTATCGGTCATCGTTTCCCTCGCTCAGTGGTAGGTAGTTTCGGCTTCGGCGTCATGGCTGGATCAAGCATTTTCTTGATTTGCTGACTGACGAAGCGTCGTCCCTCTGCAAAGTCTGTGTCTCTCCGGCCGTCTTCCCCTCCGGGCCGGTAACTCACGTCCTCGTCCATGCCGAGGTACATCAGCCAATCCCAAACTAACTTCTGCTGGCTGTCCGTGGCAGTTCCGTTGTGCAATGCACGAACTGCGTAGACAACGCGGGCATCGTCCTCAATCCCGGTGCCCGGTTCCTTGATGATGTAATCGGCTGGCAGATAGGGCTTCTGAGAGTACGTCCAGCCGTAAAGTGAATAGAAACTCATGCTGCGGCCCTCGGTGCCGGCAGGGCCTTACGAGGTGGCGGCAAGGCTTTCATTGCTTGTGGCGGGGCCATCGCCTGAGTGATCTTCTGGCCAGCATCGCCAACGGCACCGGCCGCTTGCTCTTGCAGCATGATGGCTTCTTCTTCGGCCTCTGCCATCTGCTGCGCTTCGGCGGCGATCTCGTCGTCGGTGCGGCCCCACTTGGCCGGTGCGCCCGTACCGCGAACCGCATCGCGGGTGGCGATTTCCATGTTGACCGGGCTGGCCTTGACGCCTGCTTCCTTCGCGACTGCAAGGATCTGCACGACTTCCTGATACTGCTGCACCAGCACCCGCTCGGATGCTTCCTGCATCGGGTTCTTAAACCGGAAACTCAGGTTCTCTTCTGCCAAGTCATCGGGCATCTGAGAGAAGTCAAACACCTGCATGTTGGCGAGAAGCTGGAAACTTTTCTCCAAGATCGGCGTGTTGTATTCCTGCTCGATCGGTTCAAACAGCGGGAGGATGCCCCGGATGTGTTCCTCAAGGCGGCGGCCCACCTCGAACGCGGTCATTTCCCGCCCGGCCTCTGGAAGCGTGAGGCGATCGACAAACCATGCCTTGGACAGCATCTCGCGGATGTCCTGGCGCATGGCAAAGCCGGTGTTCATATCCCCCTTGATCGGCATAGGCTGGATAGCGTCTGAAACCTTGCCGTCATACTCTGCGTCGATCCAAGAGATCGCACCGGCCCGGATGTCGGCAGAACGAACCACTTCCGCGA